GTATCGCAATCATCGCATATAAATATTGCATCAGACATAGTAAGCCATTTCTGTTAGAAGATGAGCATTGCCATCTTTATCGGATTTAAGAGATAATTCGCAAGGCTGACATTCCCAAGCATAGCGAATTGTGCGACCCGTTCCAAGTGTAGCAATACACATATGGGTCATCTTTTGTGAGCATACTGGGCAATAGGCAGAAATCTCCTGCCCTAGCCCACCAATTTTAATTGTCATAGTAATTCACTATCCAATCCGACATAAATTGTTGTCCAGAAATCTTCTGGAATAAACTTATGCACTTCGGGGTTATACGTAGGGCGAACCTTGCAAGCATAAGCAAGATAACCCTCTGGTGTAGAGTGGTGCATATCCTTTCGGAAATCTGCATATTGGATTATGCCTTGTCCTTTTGAGGACTTTACATATTTGCCTTCTAAGGCTTCTGAGATTAGCATATTTGCTACCTTCTTTCTTTCTTGTTAATTGGTAATTATAGCATTGACCACTGACATTAGAGGCAGTGGATACACTCACACTTAGGGGCATTACCACCCAAGAGGATTTTTAATAAGGCTATACGCTGAGGCGTAGATAAGCCATAAGATGAGGTACATCCCCCATTGTTAAAATCGTGAATAATACGATTTTCTAAGGTAGCAGGGATATTTAAGGCTAAGCCTATATTTGTTAGTGTAGTCATTTTGACCACCTTTCTTTTTTAACTGTTTAACTATCGCTAGTTTAACATACTTTTTCGCTACTATCAAGTATACTGGCTAGTAGTCTCAACCTTTGAGACGCTTAGCGGTGTGATATAAGCCACACGCTTTATAGCATTATTTAATTTTATAACTGGAAGTTTATCACACTTAAACGGAAAAATCAAGCGACACGCCGTATATTTTAGGTGAACTTAAGGTTAATTATAATCCACAATCTGTGGATAAACCTGTGGATAACGCATCGACAAAAATTAGTTGATTATTCAACTAATTTGTTTTTATATTTTGTTTTGCGATTATATTTCTTTTTATTTTGCAGAGGCGTAGCAGCATTGCTACGCCTAAGCTCTTGTATGCGTTTAACTTTTTCCATTATAGATTTTTGAAACATTCGTCCCAGAACCTGTCAGAATCAAAACGCTCGTTATCTGCTGCAAACATTTCGATGAAATCATTTACTAAATCTTCTAACACTTCTAATTTCATTTCTGAACCATAAGAGTTTAAAATTTCAGCAGTTGCAACATAGTCTTTTCTTGTCATCATTTTATTTTCTATCCTTTTTATTAGTAGATGGCGGGAGTGTCAGTATTAGTGGGCAGTCCCGCCAAGATTTATTATATCATTACTTTGCTGTTTTTACCATTGCAAAACGCTTTTGACCATTTGCTAAAGTAAGACCAACACGAGTTACAGTCTTGCTAATTGGTGCGAAAGAGTTAATGCGACCTGTTACACCTGTTGTTGAGGTTGTGAATAGATCTCCGACTTGATATGTATATCCGTTGAGTGACATTTAGTTTTCCTTTTCTTTTTTTCTTTGTTGGGTTTTGTGTTGAGCCTTTTTATATCTTGCTCAGGATATTTGGCGATTTGCCAAACTTACTTGATTGTTACAGTAGTCCAGCGATCCTTGCCGTCTACTGACAACTTAACACGAGACTGATTAGGCTTAACATTTACGATCTCCTTGATCGTGCCTGTTACCTTGCTACGTTGTGTAGTAAAAAGATCGCCTACCTGATATGTACGATTTTCTGTTGTCATTATTTTTTATCCTTTTCTTGTTGTTGTTAGTAGTAGTCTACCATAGACCACTGACATTTGTTAGGGTTGAAGGTCTGAGCGACACCCAGCATATGGACACCGAACGTGGGTCGGGCGGTGGTAGGTCATAGTGTAATGCCACTTATGACTATTAGATTTAGCCTGTGCCATATTTGGCATAAGTGCTAACGCTATACCTAATACGATTATCTTAGTTTTCATTTTGCCCCCAAGTCTTTACGTCTTTTACAATAGCATACATTAGCATACATAGGGGCGGGAGTGCAAGTAGCATTAGCCCTCTTACAATATAGGTTAGGATAATCATTTATAAAATCTCCAATTCATCAAACGAATCAACTGGTACAAATACTGATTCTAATTCTTCATTATTTAATTCATCAAGCATTGATTGATATCCATCAGCCAATTCAGACCAACGATCTGTGTTAGTGTTATCAAATGAGTATGACATTTTGTCACCTTTCTTTAGTAGTTCTTTTCCTTGCCCGATTATTTGCCTACTGTGTAGGGCTCACGGGATTTATCTTTATTTAATTGTTATGACGGTAGTCTATCAGATAGCACTGACAAAATCAACACGACACGCCGTTAGCGTGTCTGTGAGTTACGCCACATCTTGACTAGGCTACCATAACGGCGGGCGATTTCAACCGCCTTTTGGTTAGGCTCAAGAGCAAGAGGGTCGCTCTGATACTTAGCGTTAAGATATAGAGCCTGATTTACTGATAAAGCAGGGCGGGGAGATGGAGCGAATCCACCAAACTCTAAGCCAAACTCTTTAGCAATATCGGTACGGATTTCATTATAGTATTCATTATATGTAGTCATTAGTTAGACTCACTTTCTTTTTAGTGTTAATAACCTTTATTAACTCTTATAGTAGAATACTAGCATACTATTTTGGAAAAATCAAGTCGCAAAACGGACAAAATAGGACAAATTAAAAAATATTTTTAAGTGTGACTGGTCATTTATGTGTACAAATTGGACATTTCGGGCGGACTATTATTTTTTGCTTTTTGTGCCAGAAAAATGTATCATACATCAAAAATATACATTAACATTTTGATCAAATTTAAAACTGAGAAATTCCTGAGAAAATAGAATGATCCATAACTAAAATTATGGATCATTTAAATGGTTTATTTAGACCAGAATTTAACTTTAGAAATTAGGCGGGAGAAAAAAGCTTCAATAGCAGCTTCCCATTCAGCACCTTTTGCACCTGGATTATCATGACCATATGGTTTTTTCTCAAAGTAAGGAGATTGCATATTGCGTCTATTGTATCTTGGGCTCATGATAATATAATTATATCATTATTTATTCAAAGTCGTGAATTAGATCTTTATCAGGATTTGCTTCATCTTCAAATTTAAAAGATGGGGCGGGAGCTAGAACTTCTCCAAGTTCATGCATCTTTAATAATTTATTGGCATCTGCACCTAACTTATCAGCAATAATCATGAGCATATCATAATTACGCTGTTCTTGGATAAATATAGCTCCTAATAAATCTCTTATGTTTTCATTTAGATCTACATTAGGTTCTTTTAATTCACTCATATGTTTATACCTCCATTCCATATTTTTTAGCAAGATATCCGATATAGCTATCTTTTGGAAAAAAATTTTTATTAACTCTAGTAGATGCTACAGAAGAAGTGATGTGAGCAGTATAACTATCTTTTGATATGATTTTTATTTTTTCTGCTACTTTAGGGTCGGGATGAAAATGCATATGCGCATATTGCCAATTTATAGGGTAAAAAGTTTTCTCTGACTGAACATACTTTTTCAAATTAAATTTTTCAACTGCTTGCTCTAGCAATATAGGACCTAATTCAATAGGTGGTCCAGGATATGAAGGATTCCAATTAATTGCAGATTTGTCTACATTTAAGCAATACTCATACATGTATTTTAAAGCTTCACTATTGGGCGGGAGTTTTAAAACAGCATTGTTTACTTTGGATATATACTCATGATCTTCTTCTAATCCTAGGATATAATCACCAAAGTTCCAATCATCTCTTAGACATATAGCATCCATATCTACCCATATATGATCTGTATCCATTAGCATCTTATATCGGAACATATCCGAAAATGGTTGCCAATATCCTTTCTCGCCGTATATCATATCTTCTGGCATTATCTCTCTGGCATCTCTTAATATCGCTCCAGATGGCACTTCTAGGCTTTTATCGTAAGCATAAAGGGTAAAATCATATCCGTTAGCCAAATAAGACTTAATGGTAAGTTTTTCTAGATTATTTAAATGTGATCCATACCACATTGAGGCAAAACTATTCATCTTTATTATCCAATATGTAATATGTTATGTGATCCCATTTATTATTCTCCATACCCGCCGAATTATTGATCTCTAAATGGCCATCAGGCGTATTTTCGAAATAAATCCATGGAATATTACGGTCTAATTCGACCTTTCCAGCGTAATGATGATCATTTCCCTGCTTAATATGAAGCAAAATGGCAAAATTTTCCTGTTCATCCTCCCCGAACGGCTCAATGTACGCTCGTTCAGTGATTATTTTCGCCATTTGCATTTGTTTCTGACAATAATGGATAGTCTTCATTCATCATCTTGTTAAATTCTTCATCTCCAAGCCAAAAAATGTTGTCTAAAACACGCCAAGAGAAGTTTTCACCTCTTGCAAGGTAGTATTCTATCGCCCAAGACAAAACTTCTGAGTCTAACTTTCGTCCCGCCTCAATAATTTTTGTATATGTTTGACCTTTTACAGTGCGAGTGGAGAAAATAGCTCCAGAGTTGCTAGGCTTGAACGACTCTGGCATATCGGAATTGGTTAGCCAGTCGCATTTAAAGACCTTGCAGGGGATTGTAGGCCTATTTTCATAAGCCCCACATCCAACGCCTTGATTTAAGAACCCACATGGGTGCAAAGTGCCGTCTTTTTCTTGACCAATCCAGGATTTACGACCATCCGACAGATTGATGTCGCCCCTAAGATGACCTTCACAGCATTTTGTACATTCGCCACATGAGCGATTGTTTACAATAGGCAAAAGGTCCATTTCCTACTTCCGACTCACTTTTCCGTCAAGCGATTTGCAAGAATTTTGGGTGTAACAAGAGCATGTTGTTTATTTGAAACTTTAATTCCACCTACTGAGTATGCCCAAGCTACAAGTTGAGAGCAAATTACGCTATTTTCGTTTTCAGCACGTCGCATATTTGGAAACCAGCCAAGAAATAGAATTTTAAGGGCAATGTTTACAATTGACCAAAACCCATATTTATCTCCAACAAACTGTTTTGACCTATTTGCAATATGTTGTCCAACTTCAGGCAAAACATTATCAACTTTAGTATTCCAGAGTATCGGCATCCCGTCATATTTTGAAAAATCACTTATAGTGACCCCTACTGGTCTTGCTTCTACAATTTTGCCATCGCCGATATAGATTCCAGCATGGTTCCACTTTGAACCAGTACCAAATCTTATTAGCCAGCCTGCCCAGCCATTTGTTCTTACTACAAAATAATCGCCAACACTAGGCATTTCTGATCTCCTTTAAAATATTTTCATATAGCTGTAGTCCTGCAATTTGCTCGTACCCACATGCTGTACAGTATAGCACGATATCGTCTTCTACACTTTTGTGCACAAGCCAATATATAACATCGCTAAATGTGTAATCTGATTTATGATTAGGACAGGCGAGAGGTTTTACCCTGCCCGCCTGCGCTAAGTTGTAATACTGAGAGAATACTTGAATTTTCATCAGTATGCTATGTTTGCCTTCTGAAATACAGATGTGACATATTGGTAGACAGTAGGATTCCCTGAAACTGGCTTGAACCAGGTTGCCATATTGCCTGCTCTTGATGGGCACAAATGTGCTGCTACAGCTTTTCTCCAGTCATGGTACAGCGCATAAGACGATTTTAGTTCGCCAATCATACGTTCATCCTGTACCCATTCTGGTGCATCACAAGCATTTTTGTATCCCATAAAGTTATTCCATGATGTAGACATGTATTGGAAAGCTCCACATGCACTGCTGGAATAAGACTTTCTATAATATGCACCAACTCCCCCAGTCTCTTGAGAAAGAATTGCATTGGAAAGTCTTGATATTATTACCCTTGGATCTACTCTTTGATTTAATTTTAGCATTTTGCTATAAGCGGGCATTTCAAAAGTTTTGCCAGTGGACAGATCATTAATAAAATAAACTGTATTGCTTGCATTTCTTTTATTATTATTTAATATATCTATATTAATAATATTTTTAATATTAACTAAATTAATATATTTATTAATATATAATATATTTTTATTATACACGATAGTTTTTGCTGTTAAAGCGTGGGCTTCGGAATTTACTCCAAAAAATAATGTGAGAATCATCACACACACCATTGTCCACGTTGTTCTTATCCTTGTTTTGTTCTCATTGTTCATTTTGAACCTCCTTGAGGAAAGAGTAGTAAACACAATCGTATCATGATACAATTAGAAAAACAAGTTTGGAGCCTAATTAAGCGTGAAAATTTCCTTTACTGGTGACGCAATGCGATATATGTCTAAAAATGCTGGATATGGTCAAGCAGCTCAAATGATATATAAATCTTTTAATAAACTTGGTGTAAATTGTGGTTTTGAAATTGATAATCCAGATATTGAAATTTCATGGGCAGATCCATGGAGCCATAAATTTAAAAATAAAAATGCTTACAAGATTGCTTACTCTGCTTGGGAATCAACTGGTTTAACAAAAGATCAAATTAAAAATTTTGAAGAAGCAGATGAAATTTGGGGCACATCTCCATGGGTAGCAAATATTTTTAAACATCATTTTCCAGATAAACCTGTTTTTTATTATAAACATGGCATTGATGAAAGATTTATTCCCAAAAAAAGAAAATCTGCTCATGATCCATTTACATTTTTACATATAGGTGAGCCTTTTGCCAGAAAAGATGCACAGATGCTAACTGAAGCATTTATAGAATTGTTTGGTAATGATCCTAAATATAGATTGATAATGAAAGCTTCTAGAATGAATAATGTTAAAGTTAAAGATAAATGGGGGTATTGGTCTTCACCGTCAGCTTTGTATGACAACATTGTTTGTATAGATGTTTTTTTTACTGATCAACAAATGATTGATTTATATTCTTTGTCGGATGTTTTTGTTTACCCTAGCTGGGGAGAGGGTTTTGGTTTTCAACCTTTAGAAGCTTTAGCAACTGGAATGCCAGTAATAAGCACAGTTGATTGGGCAGATTATAAAAAATATGTTCCTTTTGTAATTGAAACAAATCTTTCTACAAATCCTTGGCAAGATATACATCCTGGATTTATGTATGAACCAAATAAAGAAAGTTTAAAAACAAATATGATTAACTGTGTAAATAATTATGAAAATGTTGCAAAAGAAACGTTTAGAAAAGCTTTTGAAATACATCAAGAGTACGATTGGCTTGAAGTTACAAAACCAGTTGTTCAAAGATTAAAAGAAATATATAAAAATCTTTAAATTTTGATTTTCAAAATGTCAATGTGGTACACTTAAACCTCAATCAAAAAACTAGGAGAAGAAATGTCTAATTCAATTGAAAACCCATATGAAAACTTTATTGCTTTATCTCGATATGCGAGATGGCTTGAAGATGAAAATCGTCGTGAAACATGGGGTGAAACTGTAGACCGCTACTTTAACTTTATGGTTGAGCATCTTGAAAAAAATAACAACTATAAGCCAGATGCAAAGCTTGTTGCAGAATTGCGTGATGCTGTATTTAACCGTAACGTTATGCCATCAATGCGTTCTGTTATGACTGCAGGACCCGCACTAGAAAGAGAAAATGTTGCAGGATATAACTGTTCATTTATACCAGTAGATAATGCTCGTTCATTTGATGAAGCAATGTATATTCTTATGTGTGGAACTGGTGTTGGATTTTCTGTTGAGTATAAGTACATAAATAAACTTCCCGCTCTTCCAGAAACTCTTGAGAAGTCAAGTACAGTAGTTATTGTTGGAGATTCTAAAGAAGGTTGGGCAAAAGCATATCGTGAACTCTTAGGTCTTTTGTGGGCAGGACAGATTCCACAGATTGATGTTAGCAAAGTTCGTCCTTCAGGTGCACGTCTTAAAACAATGGGTGGAAGATCATCAGGTCCTCAACCATTAGTTAATCTTTTTGATTTTACAATTCAAGTATTTAAGGGAGCACTTGGCCGTCAACTTAAGCCAATTGAATGTCACGACATTATGTGTAAGATTGGAGAAGTTGTAGTTGTTGGCGGAGTACGTCGTTCAGCACTTATATCTCTTTCAAATATTAACGATATTGAAATGGCAGCAGCTAAAGCTGGTAATTGGTGGGAATCAAATGCTCAACGTGCACTAGCAAATAACTCTGTTGCATATTCACGTAAGCCAGAGATGGCACAGTTTATTTCAGAATGGAAATCACTATATGATTCAAAGTCGGGCGAAAGAGGTATCTACAATGTGGCAGCAGCCCAAGCCCAAGCAGCAAAGTATGGAAGACGTAGTGCAGATATTCACTATGGAACTAACCCTTGCTCAGAAATTATCCTACGTCCTTATCAGTTTTGCAACCTTTCAGAAGTCGTACTTCGTGAAAAAGATACAGTTGAGGATGTTGCTAATAAGGTCCGCCTTGCAACAATTCTTGGAACATGGCAATCAACACTTACAGACTTTAAGTACATCCGTAAGATTTGGAAAGACAACACAGAAGAAGAGCGTCTACTAGGAGTTTCACTTACAGGACAGTTTGGCCATAAGTTCTTTTCTGGACAGGAAGGTTTGCCAAAGCTTGGAGATGTCCTAGGTAGACTTCGTGAGTATGCTCTTGCAACAAATATTGAAGAAGCAGAGAAAATTGGGATTCCCGCTTCAGCAGCAATTACTTGCGTAAAGCCTTCTGGCACAGTTTCCCAATTGGTCGGGGTGTCTTCAGGAATGCATGCTTGGCATTCAGATTATTATATTCGTACAGTTCGTGGGGACAAGAAAGACCCTATAACCCAGTTCCTAAAAGATTCAGGTATTCCATCAGAAGATGATGTAATGAAGCCAAATGATACAACTGTATTCTCATTTCCAGTAAAGGCACCAAAGCATGCAATCACTAGAGATAAGCTAACTGCTATTCAACAACTGGAAGTATGGTTAACATATCAACGTCATTGGTGTGAGCATAAACCTTCTATTACAGTTTCAGTAAAAGAAGATGAATGGATGGAAGTTGGTGCATGGGTTTATAAACATTTTGATGAATGCTCAGGAATTTCATTCTTACCATATTCAGAACATACTTATGTTCAAGCCCCATATCAAGAAGTTGATAAGGCTGCTTATGACGATATGGTTGCAAAAATGCCAGTAAATATTAATTGGTCAGCATTGTCTTTGTATGAGCTAGAAGATACAACAACGGGAACCCAGGCGCTAGCTTGCGTATCTGGGGAATGTGAAATTGTAGATATTGGTAAAAATTGATATAATTTATATTAAGAGCCTTTGTTTCTACGGCGGATACGTGGCAAAGGCTTTTACATTTTTAAAACAAAGTTTGTTAAATAATCGTATATTTTTTTCATATAATAAGAATTTAGAGCATCGCTAATTGTCCCATCCTCATTTTTTCTAGCAATATCTATTGTCATATCATTTTGTTTAATTTTTAAAAAATTAAAGATTTGTTCTTGTGTTATTATCTCGGCAAAACCTGCTGAATGTTTTTTTAAATAATGTATAAATTCGTTGTTGTATTTTTTTCTTTCTTCCCACGACCATTCTTTAAGATTTTCTTCTTTAATTCCAATGTATGGTATGAATTGAGGAAAAGGTTCAATTACGACAACTTTTGCTTTTTTAAAATAATTTTTTAAACTAGATATATATCTTATTACACATTCTTCTGTATCGTCATTTTCTGGTAGATCAATTTTTATGTCTATATAGCCCAGCCAAGAAAAAACTATTCCTTCGTCCACGATGCTAGAAAAAATAGATTTTAGTTTTTTTTGATTTTTATCTTCTTCTTCAGAATCGTAAGATGTTAAAAAATTTGGCAATTTTTCAATTTTGCTGCTTTCTCGATTTAAAAGCTTTTTTGAAGCAGTATTAAACCCCCAAGCAGACTGACCAGCCCTACCCCAAATCTTAAATTGAACAAGGTCTTCAGGCTTCCAGTGTTCAAGAAGCCTATTTGAGTGGCAATCGCCAATTATTGTGGCTTTTAACATAATTTTATTATATCATTTAACATTCTATGATTTGTATCTCAGACCTGTTATAATTTAACTATAAATCTGGGGTGACAAATGGCATATACTAATTTTCAAATAATTCAGGGCGACACATGGCCCTTAACAATTACCTATACCGACGCAGAAAATAATCCAATAGATATATCAAATTATCATATTATTGCAGAGGTTAGAGATAAACCAGGTGGAAAAGTTGTTTGTGCAACAATTACCACAGAAGATGGGCAAATTGTTTCAGATATCAGTGACTCAACGGGAGCAACAATTATTGCTACTTTTCCAGGAAGTATGACTGAAAAATTTGTTCTTCCAAAATCATATTATCAAATTAAAATTATTGATACTGCAGACACTTTATTGAATGGGTGGGTAGAACTAGAGGCTACCAATATATAATGGCTAAACCATACTATCAAACAACTAAAGTTGTAAAAGTAAAAACTCCCGACAAAGTTACTGTTAATGGACAATTTAATAATTCAAAAGTAGTAAATGTTGAATCTCCAACAAAAGTAATTGTTAGAGCTTCAGGAGTTGCAGGTCCACCAGGTCCACAAGGATCAATGCTAAGGTCTGGTCCAGGGCTTCCATCCAATTTGATAGGAAATGTTGGTGATATGTGGCTAAATACAAACACCTCAATTATTTATGGCCCAAAGTTAATTACTGGTTGGCCTACCACACCATTATTTGAAGGTTTGAACAAAGATCTTTTAGGTCAAGTTTACGAAATACCATCCCCAGCATCAGTTTGGGAAATACAACATAATCTTGGATATAATCCCAATGCTACATGCATTGATACTGCAGGAACTGTAGTAGAAGGAGATACATCCTACCCCAATGAAAATCTAATGGTAATACAATTCATAGGGGAAGTATCAGGGAAAGCATATCTTTCTTGATACAAAAAAACGAAAGGGTAGGTAATATAAATGTCTAGATTATTTCTAACAAATATTGACCTGAATACAAACGAGCTACAAAATGCCGTGATTCAAAACCTTTCCTCTGCCCCATCCAGTGGCAATACGGAAGGTCGAATTTACTACGACAATACACGCAAAACACTTCGTGTTTATCGTAACGACTCCTTGCAAGGAGCAAAATGGTATGACCTTTCTGTAGGAGGAGCATCAGCTTCAACCGTAACACTCACAGGAGATGTAACGGGAAGTGCAAGCGTTGATCCAGTCACAGGAATTATTACTTTAAATACTCATCTCAACGTATCTGGAACAGAAAACCAGATTGTTGTTAATGATATTGGAAATACCACAACAATTTCTTTGCCTTCACTAGTTGTTATTGACAATGGTGAAATTCAAGTACAAAAAACATCGTATTGGCGTGAAGGCTCCCAACAGGGAGTAATTGCAGCCCAATCTGATGGTTCATTAA